CTTGAAGCTTGGGAGTTTATCAAAAAGGCTGGAGCTTGGATCTCTATTACAGAAGACTTTAGAGAAGTCCTTTCAGAAGGAGGTTTTGAGCTTCCTGAAAAAGTTCAGGGGGAGAATAAGTTATTCTCTTTGATTGAAGATGACTCAGCTCTCTGCCAATATCTAGTAGCGTACTTTAAGAAAATGTTCAGCGGCCAAGAATGAAATTTTACTCTACAGACGGCAAGTTAAGGAATCTTAAAAACCCCAGAAAATACCACATAGATTGGGAAGCTTCTAGCCGAAGCAAGTTTCAGAAAAACGTAAAAGACTTCCTCTACCCATACTGGAGTACTGATGTTGTTTTTGAAGAGTTCAGGGTGGTTGGTAGCCGATTGTCATTAGACTTTTACAATGCTAATAAAAAAATAGCTATTGAAGTTCAGGGCGCTCAACACACCAAATATGTCAAACATTTTCACAAGAACAGATTTAAGTTTTTAGACCAACTGAAAAGAGATCAAAAAAAGCTCGACTTCTGCGAGATGAACGATATAAAACTGGTAGAGATATATCCCAATGACACTGTGGATCAGTTATTTTTTGAAAACCAAGACATTTACTTATGAACGAAGATAAAGAAGCATTCTCAATCCCAAGCGGGTTTGTGGAGAAACTATACGAAATCTCTGGAGACTCTGATAAGTATAAAGGTTTAATTATGATCGCAGCTAACGAAGATGGAGATCCAATTATTTATACTAAATTTGATTCTCTGATAACCGAATTAGGTTTAACTAAAGCTCTCGGTCAGCACCTTGCCAGATTAGAAAAACAAAACGAAGAGCCTAATGATCTATAGTTACGAATTAGAAAAGCAGCTTTTAGCTGGCCTATTAAAAGATCCGCCTTCCCTCATTGAGATTTCTAATTTCATTGGACATAAAGATTTTTATTCTGAAACCTCTTTTCTACATGCGACTATTTTCAGGGTAATTAAACAGTCTGTTGATGCGGGGGAGGAGCTAGATAATATTATCTTAGCTCAAAGGGTTAATGAAGTTGGACTAAGCTTTGAAGGAAGTGTTAATGCTGCCGATTACATTAAGTCCCTCGCTATGAGATCTGTCCCTTCAGGGAATTTGACTAAAACAGCAAAAGAACTTAAGAAATTCTCCATCAGGAGAGAGATCGTAGAGTCTTCAGATTTGATATCAAAGAAGATGAAAGGGATGGCCCCAGAATCTTCTTACAGAGAGATTGTTGAAACCGCTGATCAGATTTATAACTCCAAGATTAATCTGTTTGATATTGGAAGCGATACTCCCGAAAATATCTATGAAGATATGGAGCATATGATCGAGGAGAGAGGAAACAATCCAATCGAAGAGTTTGGAATGATGGGGCCGCACGATAAAGTGAATGACATCTATGGTTCACTTTTACGCCCGGGTAATATCACTGTTATTGTTGCTCGTTCTGGAGTTGGTAAGACTCAGTTCTGTATGGATTATGCGACTAAGGTCGCACTAAAATACAATGTCCCAGTTTTACATTTTGATAATGGCGAAATGAGTAAAGAGGAACTGATCATGCGTCAGTGTGCGGCTCATTCTGGAGTCCCAATGCATCTTCTTGAAAGTGGCAAATGGAGACAAGCTGGGCAAGATGTGGTGGATAAAGTTAGATCTGTATGGCCAAAAATAAGTAAATTAAAATTCTACTACTACAATGTTGGCGGTATGGATGTTGATGTAATGATTAACACTCTTAAGAGGTTCTACTACTCAACTGTTGGTAGGGGAAACAAGATGGTTTTCTCTTTTGATTACATCAAAACGACTAACGACTCTACAGGCAACAAGAATGAGTGGCAGGTTGTTGGTGAGATGGTAGACAAGTTTAAAAGATGCATTCAGAAGGAAGTGCTTGAAAACGGAGACCCAGTTATCCCAATGATTACTTCTGTTCAGTCAAACAGGAGCGGCATTACAACAAACAGAAACTCTCAAAACATTATTGATGACGAGAGTATTGTGTCCCTCTCTGATCGGATCACACAGTTCTGCTCCCACATGTTTATCATCAGGCGTAAGACGGAGGACGAGATACAGTTGGAGGGTCAACGGTTTGGCACTCATAAGATGATCAGTGTCAAGTATAGAAGTTTGGGTAGAGACATAGCTGGAGCTATTGAACCAGTTCAAGTTGAAGATTCCCTAAGAAAGAACTTTATCAATTTAGACTTCAATAATTTTAATATTACGGAGCGTGGCGACTTAAGAGATATTGTCGCTGTGCAAAACGGAGATCCACAATTAGATGACAGCATACCAAATGCACCAACAAGGCAAGACAGAGACGACATCCCAGAACTTGGTTCCTTCTGAAGAGTTTGAGAAGGTTTTAAGCTCAATAGGCTATAAACTTATTGATTGTGGTGATCATTGGAGATCACAAGCTTTATATCGTGATGGAGACAATGCTACCGCTTTAAAGATTTACAAAAATACTGGAGTCTGGATGGACTTTGTAGAGCCTAAAGGGTCTTTACCTTTTGAAGCTTTAATTCGGATGACTGTGGGTGATGACCAGAAGATATCTGAAACTTTAAAAAAAATTAAAAGTGATAAACTTTATACTACCCCAAAAGTAGACAGGATAGAAATGGAACAAATTTACCCAGAGGACTGCTTAGATAAGCTTTTCCCAAATTACAAATTCTACAAAGACCGTGGGATCTCAGAGGAAACTCAAATAGCTTTTAAAATAGGCTTAGCTGGAGTAGGCAAAATGTACCGCAGGATGGTCTTCCCCATCTACAACCAAGACAACCATATTATTGGTTTCTCTGGTCGAAAGATAGACGAGGGTAACGATTACCCTAAATGGAAGCATATCGGCAAAAAGAATACTTGGGTTTACCCCGCATGTATTCAAGAGAATGAGTGTGGTGCAGAAATTGACCGTTTGAGGCAGGTCATCTTGGTTGAAAGCATAGGCGATGCAATGGCTCTATATGATCAAGGCGTTAAAAATGTCTTAGTATTGTTTGGGCTTTCGGCTAGCCCTAACATTATTAATTATTTATCTAGCAAAGTCTTAGATGATATTTACATTTCAACTAATAATGATTCTAAATCCTCACAGAATAGAGGGTTGATAGCCGCGATCAAGAATTATCTGAAGCTAGCAAAGTATTTTGATTTAGATCGTCTCACCATCAAACTCCCTCAAAATGGAAATGATTTTGGAGAAATGTATCAAAGTGGCTATAATATTGACAACTGGCTCAATAGGGATATAGATCAACAAGAGCAAAAAGATTATATTAGTAATTTTGTCTCTAAGAACCCAACCTTATTCACTAAGGCGGAAAGTAAAATGGCCCAAAAAATAAATGACTGATCCTAAAACCCCTCTATCTGCAAGTAGAATTAAAACCGCCCAAGGTTGTTCTTGGTTGTATTGGTGCAAGTATAAGCTGAAGCTTCCTGATACCAGCAATGACGGAGCAAAAAGAGGCTCTATCTGCCACTTAATATTTGAACTTCTGGGAGAGAAAAAACGGAAGGTTCATTATGACAAAATCATGGAGGCTCAAGATATTTTTGCTGTACCTTCTATTGAGCGTTTGATAATGAAGCACGCTCGTCGTGAAGAAGTTGATGATGAGGATAATATTCAATTAATCAAAGAGATGACCTTTAATGGTCTTAACTACGATTTCTTTGGTGGTGATTTAGACAAGCCTACAAAAGAGCTTTCTGAGCAGGATTTTGATATCGTAAAGAATGATGGCCAGATAGCTTACAGGGTCAGGGGTTTTATTGATAAACTCTTTTTGTATAAAAAGCAAAAGTTCGCTTTGATTAGAGACTTCAAGACTAGTAAAGATGTTTTCAAAGGTGATGACCTTGAAGACAACATACAGGATTTAATGTATAGCTTAGCTACGAAGCATATGTATCCAGAGTATGAAAACAAGCAGAGCGAATTTTTATTCTTAAAATTTGATTTAGATCCAGACGCAAAAAAAAGTGGAGTGATGAGAATGGCTCCTCTGAGCGATGATGATCTTTTTGGGTTTGAACTACAGTTGACCGAGATTCAAAAGTATTTGGACGGCTTCTCTGAAGACGATGCCTTATCTAACATGGCTTTAGACAAAGGTTTTCCCACGGATAAATCATTTAGCGGGAGACTCCTCTGTGGTTTTGCAACTCAAAAAGGAGAACTAAAAAAGGATGGGACAAAAAAGTGGCATTGCGCTATGAAGTTTGATTTCTTTTATTATGTTTTTAAAAACGCAAAGGGTCAAATTGTAGGCTCCTGCTTTGAAGAGGAGTTCTCCGAGGATGCTATTCCAGATGGTTGCACCCACGAAATTCAATATTATAAGGGTTGCCCCTCTCATTGTTCTTGATCTTTATTCAGAGTTGTGTAGAATGAGGGAGTAATGACCCCAGTATTTAAATCTACATATTCGTACGGCAAAAGCATCTTGACTCTGAAAGGCGAGTCAGAAGATTCCGGTTCAGACTCTCTGATCGAAATGTGCCTTGATAATGGCATCAAGGATGTTATTCTGGTAGAGGATAACCTTACGAGTTTTATGAAGGCATTCAAAGCCTGTTTGGATAACGATTTGAATCTATATTACGGCTTGAGGCTTACTTTTTGCAATGACATGAAGGAGGAGTCTAAAAGCTCTAATCATAAAAATATCATCTTCGCAAAGAATGATGAAGGGTGCAAGTTGTTGAATAAAATTTATTCTTGCGCTTTTACAGAGGGAGATGGGCGCATAGATTACGCTGCATTCAAAGAGTATTGGGATGGTTCAGCCCTATCCTTTGTGGTTCCCTTCTACGACAGTTACCTTTACGAGAATAATTTTCACCAAAAAAACTGTATCCCTAATCTAGAAGGATTAAATCCTGTCTTCTGGAGCGAAGACAACTCTCTTCCTTTCGACCACCTACTAAATATTAAGCTTGAAGAAGCTGTAAAAAGAAAGCAATATAAGGTTGTCAAGACGAAGACGATACTTTACAAAGATAAGAAGGATGTCGAAGCTCTCCAAACATACAAGATTCTTTCGAATAGATCCTTTGGTAAACAATCAACCCTTAGCAGCCCGAACTTAAGCCATTTTGGAAGCGAAGAGTTTTGTCTGGAAAGTTACCTTGAACAGTCATGAATGATCAATTATTAAGATTTGACAAGAAGCAGAAGTATCTAGTTTTAGATACAGAGACTGAAGGCTTGAATTTGATCAAGTCGAAACCGTACCAAGTGTCTTGGATTATAGCTCAAGGAGACACAATCTTAGAGAAGAATAATAGGTATATTTGGTGGGAAGACTTAAACATGTCTGAAGATGCAGCTAGAATCACAAGGTTTAATAAGGACTTTTACAAATCAAAAGCTGAAGATCCAAAAGTTGTTTGGGGTGATTTCTGCAAAGAGCTTTACAACCCAGAATACAAGATCGTGGGTCAGAACCTCTTGGGGTTCGATGTGTACATGATTAATGTGTGGAGGAAGTTGATGGGTTTAGGTTCTGATCACTCTTATATAGACAGAATTATAGACACTCTTAGCTTGGCTAGAGCTATAGCAAAAGAGGATAAGCCTGATTTTGACAACTTCATATGTTGGCAGTATGGTTGGAACAGTTTTTTCCAACGGGGCTTGCGAACGGGGCAAGCAGCACTACTTAAAAAGTACAACATTCCTCACGATAAGGATAGATTGCACGATGCTCTCTACGATATCGAGATGAACTTTAAGATTTTCAGAAAGCAGTTATTTAATATAGAGCTATGAGATACAAAAATCCATTTCCAGCTGGAGTAAAGTTGCCAGAGATTGTAGTCCCAAAAGAAATTCTAGATGAATTGGGGTTAGAAGAGGGTAGCCCAAACAAAGAGATCCTATACGAGCTTTCTAGAAAAGGCTTGAGAGAGAAGGGTATCACTAAACTCCCAAACAATAAGGAGTACTATGATCGAACGGTTATGGAGCTTGAGATCTTTGAGGAGTTAGGATTTATTGATTATATCCTTCTCAACTGGGACGTACTTCATTATTGTAAAAAACAAGATATCCCGACAGGCGCTGGCCGAGGATCTGCGGCAGGTTCATTAGTCCTGTATCTTTTAGGCGTAACAAACATTGACCCAATTGAATATGACTTATTTTTTGAAAGATTCGTGTCTAGAAGCAGAGCAAAACAAATTGAGCATGGTGGTGAAATTTTTCTTGACGGCTCTCTTCTTGCTGACGTTGACAACGATATTTCTTATAATCGTAGGAGTGAAGTCGTTGAGTACATTGAGAAGAAGTATAAAGGTCGGACATCTAAAATCTTAACCCTGAATACACTTAGTGGTAAGCTATGTATTAAGGAGTGCGGTAAGATCGTATCTGAACTTAAGGAGATAGATGTAAATCAAATTAGTGATAGCATCCCCAAGCAGTTTGGAAAAGTAGCTAAATTAGGGGTCGCTTACGAAGAGAGCGAGTCATTTAAGAAGCACGCAGATAATAACCCCAAAGCATTTAAGATAGCTAGAAAGTTAGAAGGCTTAGTAAAAAATACTGGAGTGCATCCTTCAGGAATTTCTATTTGTTATTATCAGCAGTCAGACATTATGCCTCTACAAAAGACTAATGATGGGTCTTTGGTTTCAGGCTACGATATGGATGATGTTGCAAGCTTAAGTGTTAAGTTCGATATTCTCGGCCTCAGAACTTTATCAGTTGTCAATGATGTTTGCGAGGGGTTAGGTCTAAATGTAAATGATATTGACCCTCATGACCCTTTAATTTATACAGCTTTGTCTAACCTACAAAACCCTCAAGGTCTATTCCAGATCGAAGCGGATACAAACTTTAAAGTATGCCAAAAGGTTGCGCCAAGAAATCTTGAGCAGCTTTCCGCTGTCGTAGCGATTGCTAGACCCGGAGCGTTAGACTTCAAAGATCGCTACGCTGAATATGTTAAGACTGGAGAATCCCAATCGGTGCATGAGTTCTTTGATTCTGTTCTAGACTACACAGGGGGCATTCCTCTTTATCAGGAGCAATTGATGAAGATGGCTGTGAAGGTTGGGTTCAGCTTAGACGATTCAGAACAGCTTCGTCGCATTGTTGGCAAGAAGAAGATTGATCAAATGCCAGCTTGGAAGGCTAAGATTAGCGAGAAGGTTAGCCAGCTTGAAAATCCAGATCCTGTTATAGCTGATGTTCTATGGAAGGTAGCTGAAGACTCAGCAAACTACTCCTTCAATAAATCCCACTCAATCAGTTATGCGTATTTGGCAGCTATTACAGTTTATTTAAAATTTAAATACCCACAAGAATTCTTTTTAAGTCTTTTGAGATTCGCTAAGTTTGAACCAAACAGTCATGAAGAAATAGCAAAGATATCTCAGGAGTTGGCTAATTTTGATATTACGCTTCTCCCGCCAGATCTCAACAAGTCAGATATTGACTTCAAGATTGAGGGTAAGGATATCAGATATGGCCTTAATTCAATCAAGGGCGTTTCTGAGAAGGTTTTGATTAACCTCTTAGATTTCAGAGAGGGTTCTTTTGCAAACAAGTATGAGGTGTTTGTGGTAGCTAAGCAGGTTGGTCTTAATATCGGTGTATTATCTAGCTTAATTCAAGCTGGTCTTTTAGAATCCTTTGTTGATGGTAATCGTTCTGATTTGGTTTTGGAGGCTCAAGTTTTTAATGCCTTAACAGATAGAGAGAAAAGGAATTTTATAGCGTTAGGTGAGAAATATAATTACAATATAATAGACTCAATTAATGATGTTATAATGCATGAAATGGTTGCAGATGACAATAAAAAGATTTTCAGAGATACCAGAATCAACACCTTAAAGAAAAAGTGGGAGCCTTACAAAGAGATTTGCAGACTCAATAAACATTCTATTAAGTATGCAAACTGGTATTTTGAAACTAAGCTTTTGGGTTACAGTTACTCTTACAGCATCAGGGATATATTCAAGCACCCTGAAGATTATCAATCTTCTGAATCTGTGAAGATGGCGGGTGAGAGATCTGAAGTAAGATGTGTTGGCGTATTAGCTGATATAACCAAGAGAACAAGCAGGAATGGCAATAAATACGCTAGGCTGGAACTGCACGATGAAAAAGGTGTGATTAATGCGTTATTTATGGATAGTAATAGAGAATCACGCTTGACAGATTACCTTGATGCTGGTAATAAATTGCCTAAGAAAGACGATGTAGTCATACTCACAGGAAGTAAGGGTGACGACATAATATTTGCTAATACAATAAATACTTTAAAAGATAAGATTTATATGAAGCTCTCTCAGGTAAAATAAGTATAATTATATATAATGTCTCTAACCGATTATAATCTCACACCTAAAGCAAAGAAAGCGATAAAAGACTCTAAACTTTTTGCCAAATCAAATAACCATGCTCTAATTAGGATACCTCACTTATTTTATGGGTGCTTATGCAACCTTTCTGACAGGGTTCGACTTCTGCTTGAAAGCAGAGGTATTGAGTACTCAACTAAAGAATATGTAAAAGATTTTAAAGGTTTCTGCACTGAAAACGGCAGCTATTTCTTAAGATCCAAAAACGAAAATGCTTGGCATTCTGAACTAAATGATGTCATATCTGATGCCAAATCATTCGCTGACGATAATGAAGACTTTTTTATTGGGGTAGATCATATACTCTACTGCATTTTGTCTTCTCAGTTCTGCAAGGCTATACAGTCAGATTCATGTGACATTTTGAGTATGTCTGAAGTTCTTCTTGAATTGATTATAGATGCTAATTTAGCAGTTCCTAAATCGGAAATTTTTCATCCCGAAGAGAAAGAATCAAAAGAGTTTTTAGAGTTACTTAAGACATCTATGGGTGATGAGCCTTCTAGATTTTTATCTGAGTATTGCGTAAACCTTAATGATCAAGCCATGCAGGAAAATCAAGTACCTATAACCTCAAGAGATGAGGAGATAGATAGTTTGATTGAGATTCTGTCAAAAAAGAATAAAAGCAACGCTATATTGCTGGGAGATTCTGGAGTTGGTAAAACGGCGATTGCTGAAGGTCTCGCTCAAAAAATAGTTAGGGATGAAGTTCCAGCCCACATCAGCTTATGCACTGTATACAGCGTTGATATGCCGTCTATGGTGGCTGGTACTCAATACAGAGGTCAGTTTGAGGAGAGGTTCAAAGGCTTGCTTAAAGACGTTGAATCACACCCTGAAGCGATCTTGTTTATTGATGAGATTCACACTCTGATGGGTGCTGGCAACTCCAGTGAGAACGGTATAGACGCTTCAAACATGCTTAAACCTGCGCTTGCCAGAGGAGACGTTAAATGCATAGGAGCTACGACCTTTAAAGAGTACGAAAAGTCTTTTGGTAAAGATCCCGCTCTTAAAAGAAGATTCGATAAGGTTGAGGTTAAAGAGCCAACAAAAGAGCAGACGGAGCTTATGATCAACAATAGCATCTCATACTATGAAAATTTTCACAAAGTTAAATACTCGAAAAGAAATATCCGAGACATCTTAGATCTAAGTGAAATTTATTTATCAAATAAAAAGTTTCCTGAAAAAGCTTTTGATGTTATTGACCAAGTTGGAGCGAAAGCAAAAATCGAACAGGACTACCCTGCTGAAGACTTAGCTAATATTAGAGAAAGATTTTCTGCAAAAGGCGAGGACTCAGATACTGAGGAAGTAACGGGGGAATTGATTAAAGAATACATTAAAGATCTAGTTTCTTACATAGATAAAGAAGATAAGAAAAGAAAAGTTTCAAGGAATCAGATCCTTGAGGTCTTTGAAAAGAAGACGGGTATACCCAAAAAAATAATCGGGGAAAGTAACAAATCTTTTTCTAATTTCAAGAAGAAGATGCGGTCAGAAGTATTTGGTCAGGATGAAGCTTTAGAAAGGATTTACAATATCCTCTGTTCTGTGAAGGTGGGGTTAAACGACCCGAATAAGCCTTTGGCTAACTTCTTATTTGTTGGCCCAACTAGCGTAGGTAAGACATTTACAGCTAAAAACATCGCTAAACACTTTTTTGGCAACAAGAATTCATTCCTTCAAATCAACATGAGTGAATACCAAGATAAGACTGGCATCTCTAAATTGCTTGGGGCAAATGCTGGTTATGTTGGCCATGAAGATGGGGGAATCCTAAGTGAATTTGTTATAGACAATCCAAACTCTGTCATTCTGTTTGATGAGATCGAGAAGTGTGATCCCAAAATTCTAGATCTACTCTTGCATCTACTCGACGAGGGTTACATTTCAGATAGCTTCAATAGACGTATCGACTTCTCAAAATGCATTATTGTGATGACGACTAACATTGGACACAAAGAAGCTACAAAAAACACAATGGGCTTTATGTCCGAAAAGAATGAACAGGACTCTTACAAAGAAAGCTTGAGTAAATATCTGCGACCAGAGCTAATAGCAAGAATTCAAAATACCCTAATCTTTAACACGTTGAATGATGAGATTATGGCGAATATCGTGGGTGTAGAAATAAATAAGATTAAAAACCGTTTATCTGGTAAAGGGATTAATCTTTCCGTCCCAAAAACAATCCAGAAGTTTCTAGTTGAGGAAATTAAAGCTAAAAAACTAAATGCTAGGAACATAAAAGCCCTAGTTGTGAAGCTAATTCAGTTCCCACTAGCCTCATTTATTATGGATGGAGAGAAAAACAAAAAATTGTCACTAAAAGTTGTTGACAAGACTATCAAAGTATACTAATATAAAAACATGAGCAATTCAATTCTAAAAGCCATTCGTAATTCAAAAGGACGTTTCTTTGGACTTTACACCAAGCAGGGCGAATCTCTAAACGCCCGTCTTGAGTCCGAGACGGATCAAACAATTGTAATCTATGATCGCAATTTTAATCGTACTCGCCGCTTCTCTAAGAGTAGCATTGCTGGAGTTCGTTCAGAGTCCCGCACCTTCGGTCGAGTTCGTTAATTTTCAACGGGTATAGTATTCAGTAGTCATAACGCAAAACCCGTCCCTTTAAAAGGGGCGGGTTTTTGTTATAATACATTGTGAAAAGCGATTCTATATTCAAGGACAGGTTATACAGCTTGCCATCTAGCGGTAGAGTAACAGCTACTGAGACCAAAATAATCAAAAAGATTTTAACCTCTTCTAAATGCGACATTAAAGTGGACAAGCTTTGCTTGGTGTGTGTTGAAGAGGACTATGATTTCTACCATATATACAGTGGGTCTAATATATTTGATTTAAAATTCTCATTAGACTATGAAAGTGAAAAGTTCAATAGGGAGATAAAAAACACAAAGCTTTGCAAGTCTAAATCTGTTCCAAAATATGTGGATAGTGGAGTTGTTAAAGTAGGAGATAAAATATCATATTTAATTTGCGAATCCAATAGCTCAGAATCTTTGTTTGATTATGGGAGATCTCACCTATCATCTAATTTAGATTTATTTGTTGATTTCTATTGTGATTTTGCTTCAAACGGCAATTATAAATTGTTGCACAAAACCCTACTATCCGACTCAATGAAAGAGGCGGATATGGAATCTATTTTCGACCTAGATCAAAAGTCTTATATAGAGAATCACTCTGATTACGATAAATGCGAAAATATAATTAATGAATTAAAATCGGACATCTCAAGCAGATTAAACGCTTTGCCCAAAATTTACACTGGCAATATAATAGGAGATTTCGATAAAAATTCAGTTTTTACTGAGGGAAACAATTTTTCATTTAAAGATCTTAGGTATGGGTGCAAAGGTCATATGTATTCTGATATAGCTAATATCACTTTATATTACGGATTGAGTAAACCTGTAGAAAAAACTCTCCTACAAAAAATTACTCAAAAAATGTCTTTAACTGTTGACAACAACCTGTACAATCAATTCTATGAATTAGAGTTGAGGAGGAAAGCTCTCCATTACCTTCTTCAATACCTTAAAGAGGTTTACGTTTATGAATCCTCTAGAATTGAAGTGATCATTAATCTGATTGATTCTTTTGCTCAAAGTTTTAACAGGATCTGCAAGATACCAATAATCAGAGATAATAGAGAGTTTATTTTAAGTAATATCGCAGAGCCAATAATAGAATCTGACACTAAAGATTAATTATTGAATTGCGAGCTATTTTGTATATCATCGTTTATGATTGTTCAGCTTTACAAACCTAACCCCAGAAATACTGGTTGTGCTTTTAGTTGCGATATTGGCAGCGCCAACCAGAAAGGTGAACCTTGTGTTTATGTCAGGGCAGTTAGGCAATTTTCTTGGGACGACAAAAAGAAGACTGGTTCTTTCTCTCAAAACTCAAAAAACCCAGAAACTTCAATTTCAATTAAATTAAACGAGGTTGAAATCGGAGGTTTAATTTACGCTATTGAAAAAAATACCGAGTTCAAAGCTTACCACTCTTACGAGGATAATAAAACCCAAATCTCATTTAAACCTTGGGAAAGAAATGGGCGACCAAACGCTTTTTCCTTTGGTATCATTAGAAATTCCACAAACAAGTTTGGGATAGGAGTAGAAATGTCAGAAGCTTACTGCTTGCTTGAATTTTTTAAGTTCGCACTACAAGAGCTTTACGCTTATCGTTTGACTAAAAACGAAGAGATTAAATCGCGACAGTGAAGAAAAAAGTTTTAATCCACTCTAACTCTTGCAAAGCTTTTACGGGTTTTGGCAAGAACAAGAAGAATATCATGCGTTACCTGCATAATACAGGCAAGTATGAATTGATTGAGTTAGCTAATGGGTTGGAGTGGTCCAACCCCCTACTATCTTTAATGCCTTGGAAAGCTGTGGGCGCTTTGCCCCCCAGACAATCCTTACAAGGCATGGATCAAAATATGCAAAGAGCAGAAGGTTATGGTCTATCTGCTGTTGACCGCGCTGTAAAAGAGTTCAAGCCCGATGTTTATATCGGTATGGAGGATATTTGGGCTTTTAACAATTATCATCATAAGCCTTGGTGGAATAAGATTAACTGTATGATCTGGACTACCTTGGACAGTTTACCAATCCTTCCTCAAGCTATAGAGTATGCGCCTAAAATTAAAAATTACTATGTTTGGGCTAGTTTTGCAGAAAAAGGAATGGCTGAACTGGGATACGATCATGTAAAGACTCTTAGGGGATCTGTAGAGCATAATAATTTTGTTCGCTTGTCAGATGAAGACCGCTTAAAATTAAGAGAGCGTCAGGGCTTGTCTGATGAATTCAT